TAAGGTGATTAACACGATCACCGCACTCTGATCATGGAACTTTCTTCGTTCAGCGAAAACATTATCACCGTCCCTTACCAACGCTCAGGGGAAATCGTCAACCTTGACATCAACATCGATGTGTTCACGCCCGAGTTCTTTCGCCGAACGGGCAAGAAGTTTGAGGAACGGATGAAGGGGTATCAGGCGATTGACGCGCAGGCTAAGGGCAAAGGTAAGGCGAGGGCTAAGGCCGATCCGGCTCAGAACGCGAAAGACTTTTTTGAGAATGAAGCTCGCGCGCTGGAAATTAAACGAGAGATTCATGCCGAACTATTAGCAGGCGGGGTGCTGAAGGGTTGGGATTTGGTTGAGAATGGACTGCCAATCCAGCCTGTTTATGACGTGCTTGTAAGACTGCCGCCGCTGCTGGTTGAAGACATCTGGAACCTCGCACTTGAGAAGGCTAAGACAGTAAAAAAAAGGGTGGAAGAGGAAACAGAGGGGATCTCGGAGAACTCGCCCAGTGGTACAAGGGCACCTCTCGCACTCGCCCCGACTGGGTAAACGACGAAGCGTTATCTATCAGTTTCGGTATCCCGCCGTGGGATCTAAAGTACGTCGCCCTTCACTATCAGGAAAGGCGGCGTGTTTATTTAATGGCTCGCTATGAGGCGCAGATGGAGCTGGCGCATAAAAATAAATGCAGCCCTGAGAAAGTGATTCTACCGGAGTTCTAAATGTCAGAGCTAGGCCGACTCACAGCAGTATTCGACGCAGACACACGCAAGTTCGACGTTGGCATACGCGGCGTTGCGGCCAAGGTGTCTAACCTCGACGGAACGTTTCGCGGGTTGACTGGCAGTGCGTCGTCAGCCATAGGCACGCTGTCGGGACTGGCTGGCCCATTGTCGATAGCCGCTGGCGCTGCTGTTATAGGCGCGTCAGCTATTGGTGGTCTGGTTGTTGGATTATGGCAACTGACCAAAGCGTCGGCTAAAGTTGGCGGCGATTTGTTTGATCTCTCGCAGAAGACCGGTTTCATGGTTGAGACGCTTTCCGGCCTATCAGTCGCCGCTAAGACAACCGGGTCGGACATCAACGGCCTCTCCCCCTCACTCGTCATCTTTCAAAAGAACATGCAGGCGGCAGGCGACGCTACCAGCAAGCAAGGGCGACTATTCCGTGCGCTGAGTATTGACACGCGAGACAATGAAAAAGCTCTGCGTCAAGCGTTCGCCGCACTCGGCAAGATGGGCGAAGGGTCACAGCAAACCGCACTCGCAATGCAGTTGTTTGGCCGCTCCGGCAAGGACGTGCTGGCTATAGTCAAGGAGACGAACGGCAATTTAGACGAGGCGATTAAGCGTTACGACAAGATGGGATTAGTGATCGGGACCGGGGCAGCATCGGCAAGTGACAAGTTCAACGATGTACTGGAAGAGACGACGCTGCAACTCGAAGCAGTCACGCGGACAATTGGCATGGAGTTGTTGCCGGTTGTGACTGAAGCGTTGCGCGATATTTCCAACTGGCTGACAGCAAACAAAGATGCATGGTCTAGCTGGGGAGCGGTGGTTGCTGATGTCTTGGTAAACATCAAGGCTGTAGCGCAAAGTGAATTGGGCCAGTTGATTGTTTGGTTGGGAAAAGTTGCTGCCGCAATGCCGCTTGCTATGAATGCGGCGATTGCGTCCGGACAAAAGCCGACCGAAGACTTCTTTGGTCCGGGCGGGGCCGCTCGTGGGGGTCGCGCAAGTTTACCGGGCACGCCGGAGTTTCTTGCTGCTCAGCGTCGGCTGAAGGGGATAGCGGACGATCGAATTAACGTCGGTGGTGGAGGAGGAAGACGAGGCGGCGGTGGAGGCGGTGAAGATCCAGCTAAGACAGCCCAACGCATTGCTGAACTTCAACTCCAGGCTGTTCTCAATGGGCTGCGTGCTGAACAGGACGCAAATAAACGCGCATTGGACCTGCGCCGTCGCGATTTCAACGACTATGCGACTCAGTATCTGGTAATCGAAACCCGTCGGCATGATGCGGTTGTTGCGGGGCTGGATAGGGAGCAGAAAGCGGCGGAGAAGCTCAAGAAGGGGCGAGAGGTTGCGCTACAGGAGGTCTCAAACAAACGTGCGGAGGAGACTGCTACACACGAGCAGAATCGAAATAAGATTCTAGATGAACGTGCCAACATCCTCGATCAGATCGACAAGTTCCTACGCGATCAGGATCGTGACATAGCGCGACTAACCAACTCGACGGACCAGTGGGACCAGTCCTACCAGCAACTGGTTGATACGTTGAAAGAGGAAGGTGTCACGCTGGAAGAGAATACGCGGATTCGGATTGAGAGTAACAACGCGCTTGCAAGAGAGAAGGAGTTGGTTCTATCCGTCACTCGTGCGCGTCAGGTGCTACAGTCAGTTAGAGAGCGGGTTGTTACAAAAGCTGGCAAAGAGCGGCCTGCGTGGGAAGATCTCGGCGGTGGCTCAACTGTTGGTGGTGAACCAGCGACAACCGAGCGGCCACGGATTGCAACCGTCGATGAACAAGTCACACGCGAGCGGTTAGCAAAGATTCGCGAGCAGATGCACGGGTTGGCAGATGATCTTACCGGCGTATTCAGTCAGAGCATCAGCGACGGATTCAATAACGGGATTAAGTCGGGATTGCAAACCCTCGCGCAAGGGTTACTGCAAATCGTGCAAGACGTGTTTCTGCGACGCATGGCCCAGGGGCTGGGTGACATGTTGTCGGGGATTGCAGGTGGTCAGGGCGGTGGTGGAGGCGGTTTCTTTGGCTCGCTGCTGAGAGGGATAATCGGCGGGGTGAGTGGCGGGTTGGGCGGCAGTATCGGCGGGTTGGGTAGCTCGGCGTCTGGCGGGGTGGGCACTGTATTCGCTGGTGCGATAGGGCGCGACTCCGGTGGTCCAATCTGGCCCAACCAGTTGTACAAAGTCCACAAAGACGAATACATCATGCCTACCGCGCCGGGGTTTGTGATTCCCAAAGGCGCGGGTGGACAGCAGAAGGTGGTGAATAATCATTACAACATCCAACTCCCGCCTGATTCACGGGGTAGTTACAATTCGCCTAAGTCCAGACGCCAGTTGTCGGAAAGTCTAATTGCAGCGTTGGAAGCATCGAGATCATAAATGGCTATACTCTTCGACGAGATCCTGTTCAACTCCGACTTGCTCACTGAAGAATCAGCGGTAGGCAGCCCGGAATACGCGAACACAATGATTCGCAACCCGGCGACGGGTATCTACAAGGTCAATGTCAATCGCTACGATTTCCAGCACGTCTGGAATATCAACACGAACCTGCTCAGCCCCGCGCAACTCGACTACTTCAATGAGTTCTGGGCCGGAGGATTCGGCTCAGCCTACGGCTTCCGTATCCGCATCATCACCGACTTCTACATGATTGACGAAGTGATCGGCACAGGGAATGGATCGCAAACCGTCTTTCCGATCATCCGCACCTACACGCGTCCGGGAGCAAGTCACAACTACCAGCGGAGGATCATCAAGCCTGTGGTAGTCCCGTCGCCGCTGGGCTCAAGCGTGGCACTGTTTGAGTCGAATGGCACGACGAACCGGATTATTCCAAGCGCGTTAGGGGCGGCGTTAGGTGTGCCTGCATTTACGGTGAAGCTCAATACGACGCCGACGACGGCCTATACCATCAACAACACTACCGGCGTAATTACGATGAACACCGCTCCAGGCGCTGGAGTGAGCGTCAAGGTCAGTTGCGAGTACGACACGGCTGTTCGTTTCATGAACAATTCATTTCAGCAAAAGCCGGGGGTGAGTTCCGATGTTGGTGGGTTGCAGTTGTGTGAGATATTACCTGCTGAGTTGGGGATAACTTAACCATGACAGTCTCAGCGTCAATGATCAACCATCTCACGTCCAACGTGACCTTCATCATCCCGATTTGGACAATGCTTGCCGCTGACAACACCCGCGCCTCATATTGCGCTCACACCCGCCCGATCACCTACAACTCACTCCCCTATACAGCCGCCCCCGTCGAGCCCTCCCGTTTCTCACAGACTCTAGGACTCGACGCCAACCATGTTGAGTTGTTTGGTGTGCTGGATGATGTAGTGACCGAGCAGGGGATTCAGGGTGGGAAATGGAAGAATGCAAAGGTGACGTATGAGATGATTGCTTATGATCCGGCGACCGGGGCGGCAAGTGCCACGGTGATTGGATCGGTCGGTAAGATGAAGGGGCAGGCGGGGAAGTTTACGATTAACAACGGGACTTTCAGGTTAGAGTTTAGATCGCTGTCGGATCTGTTGAGTCAGGAGATTGGCGAGTTGACTAGCCCGATCGACAGGAACCGCCGCCCGGAAGATCTCGGCGTGTCGATGGTCCCGTTTACCCACGCGCGAACCGTCACGGCAGTTGTAGATCGAATGAACTTCACCGTTGGCGGCACCGCGCAGGTCAACGACTACTTCAAGTATGGCCGTGCGGAATTCACTAGTGGGGCGAACTCGGGATTGAAGATGGAGATCAAGTCGAGTGTTGGGAATGTTATCAAGTTGCAACTGCCGATGCGAGGCGTGATTGCAATTGGGAACACCGTCACGCTAATTGCTGGTTACGATGGATCAAGAGAACAAGCGCGAGATAAGTTTGGGGCGATGGAGCAGTTTAATGGCGAGCCGGACTTGCCGGGTTTAAAGGCCGTGCTTCAGTATCCTGAATAGGGGTCGATTGCATGGTGCAAGTAAGGGAGTAATAAACCAGATCTGTGTAGCTAGCGTTGACTACAGTAAAGACGGTATCGCCAAACTGTGGTATGGGAGCGTATCCACACGGCTCGCTGGACAATCGAAAACTTAGCCCCTTGCGAGGCAGGTCGCCATCAAGCATGTCAGGCGTAAAGACTGATTGCTTTACTTGCAGTTCGGCGACTGTAAAGCCGGACGCCAGATTGCGAGTGAGCCCAAGAGGGCGTCGCACGGCGTCTTTGATCACAAGGTTGTTGTTGATGTTTACTCCAGACAGGTGTTCGATTTCAATGTTAGGCAATAGTCCCATAAGGCGTTAATTATACCTATGTCCACCACGCTTGCACAACGATTAGTAGACGCCGCCCGCACATGGAGGGGCACTCGATTCCAGCATCAGGGGAATATCAAGGGGCTCGGTGTTGACTGTTGCAACTTCGTCTCTGAAGTGGCGCGCGAAGCTGGCGTAGTGGGCTTAGAAATCCCAAAGAATTACCGTCCACATGAAGACGGAACGATCATGCTGCGTCTGCTTAACGAGCACATGGAGCTAGTTGATGAAATGCAACCGGGTGACGTACTGGCCCTGTGTGATGAAGCATTGCGACAACCGGATATTCCGAGACACCTTGCTTTTGTCACTGAGCTTAGACCGCAGACTACGATGATTATTCATGCGAGCGCGGCGGGAGTTAAAGAGCATCGGATGAACAGCGCGTGGTTAAGACGAGTGCATTCAATTTGGAGGATTCGTGAGGCGTAAGCGCATCGTTATAGCAATAGTACGCGGCATCGTAACTACCGCGCTGCTTTTTATGGTTTACAGAGAAACGGGAATTTGGACCGCGCTTACGTTACTGTTAATTTCCTTCGCT